GGCTTATCGAGGAGATGGAACATGAGAATTAAAACATTAATGGGAACAATCATCAATGTTGACAGGATAAAGCGCAGTATCACAGTTGAGGGTATTGAATTAGGCTCAGATTGTCGTGCTTTAGTATCTAAACACAAAGATGGTACAGGTACAATAACACTAGTTTTTGATGGGAAAATAATTTGAAAAAGGAGTAAAACAATGTTTACACAATACAATCACGAAACAGGAAAAACAACACTTACAAAACTTGCTAAAGGCGGTATCATTACAGTTGCAGCTGTTGCTTCACTTGGTATTTTTCGTCTCACGGCCGTGAAGCGTATCCCAGCTAATACAGTTGGAGTTAAGGTTAGCGCAATTGGAGGTGTGCAAGAAAATACCCTGCAAACAGGATATCATCTAAAAATGCCATTTATTGATAAAGTCTACACCTTATCGACATCTGTTCAAACAAAAACAATGGAGAAAATCACGACTCAGACAAAAGACGGTCAATGGTTGAATACGAATATCGATGTGAAATATCGTGTCAACAAGGAAAAAGCCATGACGGTATTCTCTAATTACACTACATTGGAAACAGTAAATAATAGTGTAGTATCTCCTGCTGTTCAGCGTGCTATTGAATCTGTAACTGGAAATTATGATATTTATGATATTCTCGGTGACAAGCGTACTGAAGTTTATGAAATGATTGACAAGGCTCTCAAGGAAAAATTTGAGTCTTATGATCTAGAGTTTGTTTCTTTTACAATTACAGATCAAGACGCCGGAGATGAAATTGAAGCAGCAATCAAAAATGAATCGGTCAAACAAAAGGAAATAGACACTGCAAAACAGGAGCAGGAAAAAGCTAAAGTTGAAGCCGATACCAAGAAAGTTCAAGCTCAAGCCGAAGCAGACGCAGGTATCATCAAAGCAGAAGGTGAAGCCAAGGCCAACAAAGCTAAGTCAGACTCAATCACAGATAATCTTATCCGGATGAAAGAAGCAGAAGCCAGAGAGAAGCATGGCTGGGTCACTGTTAACGGTGCAGGTAGTGTGATCACGAATAAAGAATAAAATAAAAAAGCCAGCACAGCTGACTCCTTTGTGATATTCCGATAAAAATATTATATCATAAAGGAGCGATGTTGTGAGGTTATTAAAAAGAGTTGACGTGCAATTTACCAAAAAAAATGTATATGACGTTCTAGAGAGTTATCGCTCGTATGTCCGAATGGCAGGCGCTGAGTATTTGCCTAAGATCACAACGACCTACTCATTTGAACCAAAGACGTTTACTGGTAAGAACACAGCTACTGAGAATATGGTTATCGAACATGTGGATGCAGAAGCAGAAGTTCTGGAGATTGAGAGAGCAGTCAACTGCATTATGGATCCATACGTTCGGCAGGTTATCGCAAAGAAGTACATGGATATGAAAATCCAATTATCGGACAAGGCTATCTATATGGACTTAGGCTATTCTGAAAGTGAGTTCTATCGCATGCTTAGCAGAGGTGCTTTGGAATTTGCGGAAGCCTATCGAAAAGGTAAGCTGATTGTCTTTCGTAAATTTTTGGGAGATATTTGCAAGTAAATTGCAAGGAAATGGCTTATTTTACATGGTAAAATAGTATTGTCAAGTGATAGGTCAATTGACGTCTCCTTTATACTTTATTATATTTTTCCGAGGCTTCGGTCTCGTTTTGGCGGTGACAGGTAAGTGGTTTCTCTCCTATGTTTCCTTCGGTTCGATTCCGGGCATCGCCGTTAAAGACTACAAAAAAATAAATCAGAAAATTTATTTCTAATTAACACGCAAGGTAGTAGTCGTCTTGCAAAAAGGTCGCACATCGTGTGGCTTTTTTTGATTTACAAAATAAACAAATCAGGGAGGAGGGCATGGAAAAAAGCGAGCTAGCACGCAAAGACTATGAGGCGGGCATGAAGTACAAAGACATTGCTACTAAGCATGATGTCTCAATCAACACAGTCAAATCATGGCAACGTAGGCATAATTGGACTCGTACAAAAAAGGGTGCACCCAAAAATCCAAGAGGTGCACCAAAAGGGAATAAGAACGCAGTTGGTCATGGGGCGCCTAAAGGCTCGCAAAACGCCCTTAAACACGGTCTGTTTGCTAAGAATCTACCTCAAGAAGTATATGAGATAGCGCAAGAGCTTTCAGGAAAACAGCCTATCGACATTCTTTGGGAAAACATCACGTTGACCTATGCTAATCTTTTGCATGCCCAGCGCATTCTGTACGTTCAGGACGTTGAGGATACTACTACTGTGCTTATTGCAAGCACGGCAAAAGGCGGAGCAAGCTATGAAGTTCACACTGCTTGGGATAAACAAGGTAAGGCCTTAGCTGCCATTGCAAGAATACAGTCAGAACTTAGAAATATGATTAAAACATATGATGAAATGACTCGCTCAAGCCTTGCTACAGAGGAACAGAGATTGAGAATTGAGATTCTGAAATCTAAACTACCTGACAATGAGTCTGAGAACGTTCATGACGATGGCTTTATTAAATCTCTAGAAGGGGTGGTTGAAGAAACTTGGCAAGATTAAGAATGCAAACCAATACATTCAAATTTCAACCTTTTAGCAAAAAGCAGAAGAAAGTGTTGACTTGGTGGCTTTGGAACTCTCCGGTTCATGAATCAGAAGGCATTATTGCTGATGGCGCTATCCGTTCTGGCAAGACTGTCTCTATGAGCCTAGCTTTTGTTATCTGGGCGATGACATCATTCAACCATCAGAACTTTGCCATGTGTGGGAAGACAATCGGCTCTTTCAACCGTAACGTCCTGAAACTATTATTGGTTATGATACAGTCAAGAGGTTTTAGCTACGTCTATCATCGGACGGATAACTTGATAGAAATCACAAAAGGAGACGTGTCGAATGATTTTTATATCTTTGGCGGTAAGGACGAAAGTTCACAGGATCTTATTCAAGGTTTAACGCTGGCAGGTATCTTTTTCGATGAAGTAGCGCTTATGCCAGAGTCGTTTGTTAACCAGGGCACAGGGCGGTGCTCTGTGACAGGTTCCAAGTGGTGGTTCAACTGCAACCCAGACGGGCCTTATCATTGGTTTAAAGTCAACTGGATAGACAAAGCAGAAACAAAAAATATGCTTTATCTGCATTTTGATATGGACGACAACCTTTCTCTTTCAGAGAACATCAAGAAGCGTTATAGAAGTCAATATCAAGGTGTTTTCTATCAGCGATATATCCAAGGTCTTTGGACGGTTGCAGAAGGTATTGTCTACGATATGTTCAGTAAGGATAAGCATGTTGTATCAACTTTGCCAGAAATGAGTAAGCTGGGCAAATATGTTTCAGTCGACTACGGTACGCAGAATGCGACCGTTTTTCTTTTATGGGAAAAAGACATCAATGGCAAGTATTACTTGACAAGAGAATATTATTACTCAGGTCGTGACGAGAACGTACAGAAAACCAATGCCGAGTATGCTGATGATTTAACTGCTTGGTTAGGAGATACGAACATCGAACGAATCATTATTGACCCGTCTGCTTCTTCATTCATTGCTGAATTGAAGAAGCGAGGATATAGAATCAAAAAAGCTAGAAATAACGTCCTTGAAGGTATTCGTTTTGTCGGTTCCATGCTTGGTCAAGAGAAAATCGCAGTGCATGAGAACTGTGTGAATACGTTGAAAGAGTTCCACGCTTATGTCTGGGACGAGAAAGCCTCTGCGAATGGCGAGGACAAGCCTATCAAACAGTTCGACCACGCAATGGACGCCCTACGTTATTTCTGCTATACAGTATTATTCAAGTCAGGAGGTATGACTGTTTGGAAATAGAAGTAATTAAAAATATAATCTCGTCGCAGATGGTCAAACATGGAAAGTTTGTCTCACAAGCAGCTGAAGCCGAGAAATACTATCGTAACGAGAATGATATTAAACGAAAGCGTAAGCCTGCCGATAAAAAAGGAGCTGAGAACGAAGCGAAAGCAGAAGATAATGCCTTTCGTAATGCTGACAATCGTATTAGTCACAACTGGCACCAGTTATTGCTTGACCAGAAAAAGGCTTATGCGTTGACCTATCCGCCTACATTTGATGTGGACGATAAAAGCGTTAATGATAAGATTGTAGACGTCTTAGGAGACGATTATGAACGTATCAGCAAGCAACTTTGCGTTAATGCAGGAAATGCTGGTATCGCTTGGCTTCACGTTTGGAAAGATGCTAGTGATAACTCGTTTAGATATGCTTGCGTGGACTCAAAAGAAGTGATACCTATCTACTCAAAGTCTTTGGATAAGAAGTTGATTGGGGTACTGCGAGTTTACTCTAGCATTGATGAAACAGATGGTAAAAATTACACTGTTTACGAATATTGGAACGACAAAGAGTGCTCTTTCTATCGGCACGAAGAAAATAAGCCACTGGAAGGATTAGAAACATTCCAAGCAATCTCTTTGATTGATACCATGAATGGAGACCGCTCAAGCGGCAATAGTTTCAAACATGATTTTGGCCTTGTTCCTTTTATTCCGTTCAAGAATAACGAAATTGAGACCAATGACTTGAAGCCAATCAAAGACCTAGTTGACGTTTACGACAAGGTTTTTAGTGGGTTTGTCAATGATACAGACGATGTTCAAGAGGTTATCTTTGTTCTTACAAACTACGGTGGGCAGGACAAGCAAGAGTTTCTAGAAGATTTGAAACGCTACAAGATGATTAAGATGGACAACGACGGCATGGGAGACCAATCAGGAGTTACAACCATTGCGATTGACATTCCAACCGAAGCAAGAAATCTGATTTTAGAGCGGACTAAGAAACAAATCTTTATTAGTGGCCAAGGGGTTAACCCTGAAACAGATAAACTGGGGAACAGTTCTGGAGTTGCTTTGAAGTTTCTATACTCGCTCTTAGAGTTAAAGACCGGCAACATGGAAACTCAGTTCAGAAGTGGATATGCCACACTTGTTAAGATGATCTTGAAACATCTAGGATTGTCCGACAAATTCAAAATCAAGCAAACATGGACACGGAACTCAATCAATAACGACACAGAAATGGCTCAAGTAGTTTCTACTCTCGCAACTATCACATCAAGAGAGAACGTAGCTAAATCGAATCCAATTGTAGAAGATTGGCAGGATGAACTGCGCTTGCAGAAAGCTGAACAAGAGGAACGCCCTGAAAAAGCCTACGATATGGAAGAGTTAGAGCATGAGTCGGAAGCTGAATAAAGAAGAGAAAATTGCCTTTATCGAATCACTTGACGACCTCAGCCGAGAAGAGAAAGACAGATTGCTATATGAGCTGGCTCAGATTGACGACCTCAGCGAGATAATAGACTACATCGATAATTTATACCGCAGAACACTAAAACGCATTACAGGGCGTTTAGAGGCGTTTGAGAGGGTATCTAAAAATCGTAGTGACTCATTACCATTTTATCTGTTATCCCTGACTAAGACTGACCAATTAAAAACCAAGCAAGAGATTGCAGGTTTTGTTAAGAAACACCCTGATTTAACAGAGTGGTCAAGGTCAATAAAGGTCAAAACAAATGCAGACGCCTTGTTTGCTGGTGTTGAGATGGATATCGCTGAAATGACTGGTAAAATCAACAAGCGAATAGAAACACATCTCAAACAAACCTACCAAGAAACTTACTTAAATCGTGCTTACAACTACCATAAACAGACCAAAAGAGAACCGAATTTCAAGCCTGAGCGCCTAGAAGAAGAGTATCTTCAAAAGGCGATCAACGAAAACTTCAAAGGTAAGCGATTCTCTGAGCGTGTTTGGGGCAGCAATATGGATGAACTAGTTAGTAGAGTAGAATCGCTTGTAACCAACGATTTAAACCGAGGCTATCCGATAGACCAGTCCAGTAAACTTCTAGCAATTGAGTTTGACCGTGCTCGTAATCGTGCGGTGACTGTTTTGCAGACGGAAACGAACGGAATTCAGGCTCAGGCGACGTTAGATGAATACCAAGACGACAATATCAAGAAGTACAGGTATCTAGCGACCTTAGAGGTTCACACATGCCCTATTTGTGGCGAGTTGGACGGCAAGGTATTTCCTGTTAAGGATGCAGAAAAGGGCGTGAATTATCCTACTATGCACCCTCACTGTCGATGTACGACGGTTCCTGCCTTAGAAAAAGGTGGGAAACGCTATGCAAGAGATATTGAGACAGGAAAAGGCTATGAGGTTGAAAGCGGTCAGACCTTCAAGGACTGGCGAAAGCAGCAACTTGATAAGTATGGCCAGACTGCCATCAAAGACAAGCTACAAGCTGAACGATTGGAAAAGGACAGAGTCCGCAGAACCAAGGAGCAGTTCATAGCTTATAGACAGGTTTTAGGTTCTCAAAATATGCCCAAAACATTTGCAGGCTTCTATGATTTGAAGTATAATGATGTTAATAAGTTTGGTATGATTCAATTGGATTTTAAGCGTCAGAGTAGATTACAAAAAAATCCGCAACTAACACTACCTAATGTAGATAATATAATCATAAGTGAGAAGAAATTTACTCATTATCTTTTCAATCCTGATAGACCAAAAGGTTTTGCTAAAGGCAAGAATATTACACATCTTTTAGGATATGACTTGAACAATTATCGGGAGATGATTGAAGAGATATCAAATAGAGCGCCTAAATATCCAACGAAAGCAAAAACGAAAGATGAACACGGACATAGATATGAGCAAAAAATGGTAATGTATGGTATAAAGAACAATCCTGTAAATGTTATTGTTGCATGGAATGTTACTGAAGAAGGTACTCGCCTTACGTCTGCTTATATCAAGGAGGTTTCTGATGAAGATAGAAGAATTTGATACAGTGATTTTAAAAAATGGGCAATCTGCAGCAATTGTCGAAAAGCTAAGCGAAGATACTTTTATTGCTGATATAGGTGATTCACCCAAGGACTGGGATACCATAACAATTACAATCAACGAAATAGAAAAAGTAGCACCTAGAGAAATCTAAGTGCTTTTTTCGTGCCCAGAAAGGATTAAAAATGGATATAGCAAGAATTGGGATAACTAACGTAGAATTTTCAGGACCAAGTGAAAATGACTCAGTAGACTCAGTAACAGTGAAATTAGAGTTAGATATTTATGGGACGGATACGTTTAGCGCGATTGAGTTACTACCTAAAATATTAACCGATATTCATTCATTATCGTATGAAGTTACTTGATTGTGACATTAAAAGGAGTAAAGGCATGTTTATTTGGGATTTGGTATCAATCACTTTCGGGTGTTTGGTATTTTTGTTGTTAATCTTAATTATTCTGGCCGTGATCAGCGGAATAATTAAGGGTGTAAAGAAAGGATTGAAGAAATGAATCGTGATAATAAACCTAACATGGATAAGGTAAAAATAGGTGGTATCGTCTATGAAATCGAAAAAATAACTGATTTACAGGGAAAAACAGGAGAATGGGGGCATATTGAGTACAAGACATGCAGGATTGTTCTAGACGACTCAACTAGTCAACAAATCGAAGATCAGACACTTATTCACGAAATTACGCATGGTATTTTAGTTGAAGCTGGCTATATAAATCATGAAGAAGAGCAGGCAGACCGAATTGGGAAAATTCTTTATCAGGTTTTGGTTGATAATGACTTTTCATGGCTAAAAAACAGAAAGTAGGCGATCCAACATCTTGACTGGCAGGAATAGACTGCTATTTATATCACAATTCTAACCGCATCGAAATCGAGGCGGTTTTCTTATGCTCTAACCGTATGGAATCCCGTACGGTTTTCTTTTCGCCCTGGGCATGGCGTTAAAAGGTTCAAACATTGGACAAGTCCGTAGTCCTAACAAAAGCGGAGCGACTGGTGATGGAGAACACCTAAAAAGCCTAGCGTAGAGGAAAGGATTTTCAAAATGAAAAAAGAACAACTGGCAAACATCGGCTTAACTGAAGACCAAATTTCTCAAGTCTTCGCTTTGTATGGTGCTTCTGTCCAAAAACTTAAGGATGATGTAGCAAGTAAAGAAAGCGAATTGGAGAGCGTGCGTGGACAGCTGACACAACGTGATAAAGACTTGAATGATTTGAAGAAAAAGGGCGCAGATGTTGAAGATATTCAGCAAAAGCTAGAGGACTTACAAGCTAAGTACAAACAAGATACAGAAGCGCTTGAGATGAAACTAGCAGATGAGAATAAATCTCGCTTAATCGATGCTGAATTAACAAAAGCTGGCGTTCGAGACGCAGAAATTTTTGAGAAAATCTTAAACAAAGACGAAATCTCTGTAAAAGATGGCAAATTGATTGGCTTAACTGAGCAAATCGAGGCTCAGCGTGCTAAGAGTCCATATCTCTTTAACGGGGAGAAACAAGCCCAATATACGCCAAACCAAGGCGATGGGCAAGGTGCTAATTTAGGGAGTTGGGAAACTGCTATGAGCAATCTTGACTTTAACCTAACTCAATTTTTAGAACAACAAGGAGAAAATAACTAATGGCTAATGAAATTACAAAAATTCTAGACACGATTACACCTCAACAGTACAATGCCTATATGCAACAGTACACGGCTGCTAAATCTGCTTTCGTTCAAAGTGGTATCGCAGTATCAGACGAACGTGTCTCTAAAAACATTACATCTGGTGGTCTTTTGGTCAACATGCCTTTCTGGAATGACCTTACTGGCGATTCTGAAGTTCTTGGAAATGGCGACAAAGCCCTAGAAACTGGAAAAATTACTGCTGGAGCAGACATCGCCTGCGTTCTTTATCGTGGACGTGGTTGGGCTGCCAACGAATTGACTGGTATCGTAGCTGGTTCTGACCCAGTCCGTGCTATCTTGAACCGTATCGGTGCTTACTGGTTGCGTGAAGACCAAAAAGCCTTGATTGCTACCTTGAATGGTATCTTTGCTACTGGAACAGGTGGAGAGAAAGGTGCGCTTGAAGAAACTCACGTATCAGACCAATCAAAAGCGTCTACTGGTATCGATGCAGCTATGGTGCTTGACGCTAAACAATTGCTTGGAGATTCTGCTGATCAAGTTACTGCTATTGCTATGCACTCAGCGGTTTACACTAAACTACAAAAAGATAACTTGATTCAATACATCCAGCCAACAACTGCGACTATCAACATTCCAACCTACCTTGGTTACCGTGTCATTATCGATGATGGTATTGCACCAACAGGAGATGTTTATACATCATACCTTTTCCGCACAGGTTCAATCGGTCTCAATACAGGAAATCCATCAGGATTGACTACATTTGAAACTTCTCGTGAAGCAGCTAAAGGCAACGACATGATTTACACTCGTCGCGCCCTTGTTATGCACCCTTACGGCGTGAAATGGACTGGCGCAGAAGTGGATGCTGGAAACATCACTCCATCAAATGCTGACTTGGCTAAATTCAAGAACTGGCAACGTGTTTACGAGCCTAAGAATATCGGTATTATCGCTTTGAAACACAAAATTGGCAAATAGATTGGGTAACAGAATATGATTCAAGAATTGAAACAAGACAACACAATGTACTTGATCTCATGCGTTCGGAAAATGCGTCAGGATAATTATTTCAAAGACATGGAAGTTCTCCATTACGCTTTAACCCAAGCAGAAAACGAGATTTTGAATTATATTCACCAAGACAGTGTGCCTGGACATTTAGAGAACGTATGGATAGACATGACCAACGACTTACTGGACAAGGTCAAGGAGCAAAGTGTTCTTGCTGAAAAAGCTGACGCAGAAGACTTTTCGGTTAAAAGTATCAAAATGGGTGATACGACAATCGAAAAGGTTAGTCCTTATGAAATGATTCAACGAATGAAACAAGTGCCGTCATCACTTGAGCGCTACAAGCGTCAGTTGAATCGTTTTAGGAAGCTACTATGACCGAATATGCTAAGACAGTCTTTGATTTCTTGTATGACTGTAAAATGACGGTTAAAGGTTATACAGAGCAAGAGATAGACGGTTTGACCAGTATGTCAGAAAGCGTGCTATTAGAGGACATTCCTTGCAGGATTTCGCAAATGAGCAATAGTTCAACGAACGGGAGCGACTATCAAGCTAACGGCTATGATATGAAACTCTTTTGCTCAGTTGTCTATGATATCCCTGCAGGTTGCAAGATTGAGGTGACTGATAGAAATGGGCACGTTAAAGTGTTTACACATTCTAATGTGCCTATTGGTCAGTATTGGTCACACCAAGAAATTGCTATAAAGCTAGAGGGCAAGTCATGAGTGGCAGTTTTGATTATCGTAGTTTCGCTAAGTTTGCTAACAACTTCAACAGGAATGCGAATCATGCGAAAGTAGACCGATTTATGAGACAGACCTTGAATTACGAAGGTACAGAACTAAAGTCCAAAGTAAAAGAGAGAACGCCTGTTGGTGTTTATACGGATCATTGGGTGGAGTTCACAACCAAAGATGGTAAACATGTCAAATTTTGGGCAAGTGCTCATGGTAAACAAGGCGGAACCTTGCAAAAAGGATGGTCTAAAAGCCGTATTGAAGTATCTGGGCGGACTTATAAGCAGAAAGTTTATAACAAGGTCTACTATGCCCCACACGTTGAGTACGGGCATAAGACGGTTAATGGTGGATTTGTTCCAGGGCAATTTTTCCTTCATAAAACGGTTGAAGATACTAAAAGCGATATGGAGAAGCGTGTTCGTGATAAGTATGATGGCTTTATGAGAAAGGTAGTGTTAGGAAATGGCAAATAAAGGCTTTCGGTTAGTCGAGGAGTTGGTTAGTCATATCAAGGGGTTATATCCTGACATCAGGATTTATCTAGATGAAGTAGAGCAAGGTTTTAAAGAGCCTTGTTTTTTTATCCATGTGGTTGATACTAAGTACACTCCAGAGGCCAATAAGTATGTGAAAGTACGTTCTAAAGTGGATTTGTCTTATTTTCCTCCTAAGAAAAAGCGTAGCGAGTGTTTAGCAATGCAGGAAGAATTGAGTTATAAACTCTTACACTTGCCGACGATTCATTTATTTGACCGTCAGTACGAAGTGGTTGACAACGTTCTGCATTGTATTTTTAATGCAAGCACACGCTTGAAGTTAGAAGAGGAAGATATCAAACAACGTGAATTGAAAGTGAAAGAAGAGGTAAAAGATGGATAATGTAGACGGAATTGTGTTCCCTACTGCGGACATTTTGGAAAGTAGCGCTTTTACCAACGGAGAAAAAGACATTTTGGGGGCTATTTTAGACCCAGAAGAGTCTTATGGCTTGGAAGAAGCAAGAGCAAAACTAGAATACGAACTAGGAAGGAAGATTAAGTAATGGCAGGTGGAAATTGGAAACGCCAAAATAAAGTAAGACCAGGTGCTTACATCAACGTCAAATCAAAAGACATTGCAATGACTCGCCTTGGGGGCGATGGTGTCGTAACAGTACCGCTAGCACTCAGCTTCGGTGAATCAAAGAAATTGATGAAGATCCGACGTGGTGAAGACCTATTTAAAAAGCTAGGTTATGAGCAAGAAAGCCCTCAGCTTTTGTTGCTGAATGAAGCATTCAAACGTGTGAGTGAAGTCTTGCTTTATCGTCTAAATACAGGAGAAAAGGCAAACGTAAGCCTTTCAGACAACGTAACGGCTCAAGCCAAATATAGCGGTGTCCGTGGGAATGACATCACAGTAACAGTCAAAACAAACGTAGACGACCCAAGTTCATTTGATGTTGTCACGTTCCTTGATACTGTTGTTATGGACTCACAAACTGTAAAAGTCTTGGCTGACTTGAAAAACAATGATCTAGTTGAATTTTCAGGAACTGGCGAACTGCAAGCGGTGGCTGGTGCTAAACTTACTGGTGGTACTGACGGAACAGTGTCAACTCAAGACTACTCAGAATACTTCAAGGCGCTTGAAACAGTTGAATTTAACTATATGGCCTTGCCAGTAGAAGACGCTTCTATCAAGAAAGCAGCTATCAACTTCATCAAACGTATGCGTGAAGACGAAGGACTTGGCGCTCAATTGGTTGTTGCAGACTCTGACGCTGACAGTGAAGCGGTTATTAACGTTAAAAACGGCGTTATCTTGTCTGACAAGACAGTTATTGACAAGACTAAAGCGACTGTATGGGTTGCAGCAGCAAGCGCAAATGCTGGCGTTGAGAAATCATTGACTTATGAGAAGTACGAAGATTCTGTTGATGTTGTGGGTCGTTTGAGCCATACAGAGACGATTGCTGCTCTTCAAAAAGGACACTTTGTGTTCACGAACAAACGTGATAGAGCAGTTGTTGAAAAAGATATCAACTCACTTGTAACTATCACATCAGAAATTAATCAGGATTTCCAAAAAAACCGTATGCTTCGAACCTTGGACGATATTAGAAATGATACAAAACATGTATTTTCTGAATATTTCCTTGGAAAAGTTGACAACAACGAAGATGGACGTCAAGCGTTCAAGGCGAATCGTATTCGTTACTTCAAAGATCTTGAGGCTCGTGGTGCTATTGAAGACTTCAAAGTTGAAGACATCGAAGTGCTTCGTGGTGAGTTGAAAGAGTCTGTAGTAGTTAACGTTAAAGTTAAACCAGTGGACAGCATGGAAAAACTGTATATGACAGTTGTAGCAGATTAGGAAAGGAGAAAGCATGGTTTATTTGAAAGGTCGTGACGTAATCAGCGGTCAGGAAGGTACCGCTTTTATTCACGTCGATGGCAAAAATGAATTCATGTTCTATGTAAAGGAACTTGAAGCGACAGTTAAGAAAAACAAAGAAGAAGTTCGTACTTTGAACTATCGTGGCACGCAAGTGAAAGCGACTGGTTTCAAGGGCGAGGGCAAGATGACAATCTACGGTGTCACTTCAACATTCAAGGAAATGATGTTGGACTACATGAAGAATGGTCGTGATACATTCTTTGATATTCAAGTAACAAATAACGACTCTACTAGTTCAATCGGTCGTCAAACAACTATCTTGCGTGAATGTAACCTTGATGAAGTTGTAATGGGACAATTGAAAGTTGAAGATGATTTCTTGGAAGAAGAAGTCAACTTTACTTTCGAAGATGTGGATATTTTAGAAAAATTCGGTGCGCCTAAATTAGGTTAGAAAGAGGATAGATAAATGGCAATTTCAGACTTTTTACTAGAAAACGTTCAACGAGATGAAACTAAAGAAGTGACAATGGAACGTTTCAAATCTCCTTTTGTCATTCGTAGTATTGACGAAAGTTTAAACGATACATTGAAGAAACGTGCAACAATCAAGAAGAAAAATCGTCAAGGTGTGACTATTCCTGAGTTTAACAATGAAAGATACATTGACTCATTGATGGTAGCCTGCGTTGTTACCCCAGACTTAAAAGATGCTCAACTACAAGAGTCTTATCGTACTGTTGGGGATGAAGCAGCAACCTTGAAAGCTATGTTGAAGATTGGAGAATATGCTACCTTAATGCAAGAAATCCAGTCGCTTAACGGATTTGATGAAGATATCAATGATCTTGTTGAAGAAGCAAAAAACGACTAGAGGACGGGGACGCAGAGTTGAGTTATGCTTACTACTGTTTGCATCAATTCAACTGGACTCCGTCCTTTTTGGATAGCTTATCTAAACGTGAGAAAGCCTTGATTTTTGCCTTTATCGATATCCGAGTAGAGGCAGAACAAAAGGAACAGAAAGAAATGGAACGAAAAAGCAGAGGAAGGAGGAGACGGTAGAAAATGACTACATTAATGCAAACACTGGCGCTTAGAGATAATTTCTCAAGCCCTTTAAATCGAATTAATAGCACAATCAACAGGACTATTGCTAAGTTCGGCGAGTTGGATAGACGTGTCAAGAATATGACGCAGACTGCAACGATTAAAGTCAAAGCAGATATGCCTAAGAATTTTACTGCGCCTAAAGCTACTAGCCCTGTAGCGCCTAAAATGGCGCCACCTATCGCTCCCAAACTTCCTTCGACTGGGCCTCTTGTTGGTGGCTTAGGCGCTGCTACATCCATGCTTGGTCGAATGACTTCTATTTCTCGTGCTTTGAATTTCATGGTTGCTATTCAAGCTTTGAGGCAAATGGCCAATTTAATGAGTGGTCTGATTAAGTCAGGCGATGATTATATTCAGACTATGGCAAGGCTTAAGACGATAGAAGATGGATCTAAGACAGGCCAAGAACTTCAAGATAGCATCATGGCAGCAGCACAGCGCTCAAGGACTGGCTTCGGTATCATGGCAGACTCAGTGGCTAAACTACGCTCACAAGCTGGAGAAGCCTTTAAAAGCAATGATGAAGCTATTGCATTCGCTGAACAGTTGAACAAACTGTATAAAATCGGTGGTGCAAGCTTAGAGCAACAAAAAGCAGGGACGCTTCAAATCACACAGGCGCTTGCTTCAGGGGTTCTTCGTGGTGATGAGTTTAACTCTATGATGGAGAACGCTCCTCTTGTTGCCCAAAAACTAGCTAGACACCTTGGTGTCAGCGTTGGTCAACTGAGGGGAATGGCTAAAGATGGTCAGTTAACTGGAGATATCCTTAAGGACGCTTTGCTTGGTTCAGCAGTTGAAACAAACGCTGAATTTGCGAAAATGCCGATGACCTTTGCTGATATGATGACTCAGGTTGGTAACGTTGCCTCATACGCATTTCAGCCTTTAATTCAAGCGTGGCAAGAGTTCATAAACAGTACCGCTGGACAAAACTTCATGGCAGGTTTAGAGACCGCTATGTTTGCGATTGGCCAGATCGCTTTATGGCTCTTTAATCTCTTTGTTGCAGGTTGGAACTGGGTGACTGAGAACATTAACTTTGTAATTACTGCTTTGATGATGGTCGCAACTGTAGCTACCATAGTAGGTATTGCTATATTTATAGCAGGTATGATTGCACAGGCTCCATGGGCGTTAGTCTATTTAGTTATGATTGGCATTATTGCCGTCGCTCTCTTAATTGCTACAGCTCTAAACGCTATGGGAATTTCATTCTTAGACGTTGCAGCTGCTATCGTTGCAGCCTTTGTCTTTGTCGGAACGGTAGTTTATGACATCATTATGTTCGTCATCAATCTCGTCATGTATATGATTGCACCGATTGTAAACCTCTTCATAGCCATTTACAACATTGGTTTAGCAGTTGCGGAATTTTTGAGAAATGTCTTTAAACACCCGATATATTCCATCAGAAAGTTATTTTATAATCTTGTTCGAACTGTATTAGATTATTTTGCTTCGTTTGTTGATGGGGTAGTCAATGTAGCGCAATCTATCGGTAATGCTTTTATAGCCGGTGCCAATATGGCTATCAAAGCTATCAACTGGATCATTGACGCTTTAAATAAAATACCAGGAGTGAATCTAGGAAAAGTTGGCGAAATGGGTTACATGTCCAATGACGGTAGTTTTGCCAATGGTATCCGTGCTATGGGAGAGATGTTTAATCCAGGAGAGGCTCCTGATGATTATGAATCTTTTGACGGCATGCGTGCTAACATGATAACTCCAGGCAGTTTGTGGGATGGGATGACAAATCCTTTCTCAACTGCTGGCAATGCTTTTAGTGGTACTAAGGCTTTTGGTCAAGGCGTTGGTGATGCTATGCAAGGCTTCGCTGATAAGATGAAAGGTCAAGACGAACTTGCTTCTAAATTTGACCAAATGAACCAAACACCAGCAGGAGCAGGTGCTCCGGAAGGTGGCGGTGGCAAAGGCCTTGGAGACAAGCTAGGCAAAGGCAAGAACATTGGTAACGTCGGTAAGATTGAAGATGAAGTCAAGCTGAAAGATGAAGATATTAAGATGATGCGTGATGTTGCAGAACGTAAGTACATCATTGATTACCAAGTTCTAACACCTCAAGTTAGGGTCAATTACGAGTCTAAAAATAGCGCTACTGAACAGGATATCGACGATTTGGTTGACAGAATCGAAGAAAAGATTGTCGGTTTGGTCGATAGCGACCTAGGAATTGCGTAGGAGGTAGAAAGAAATGGCGATTGGTATTTTCGTAGAGTACAAAGGTCAAGTCACACAACTTCCTGTCAATCCAGAGGAACTAAAAACAAAGAATAGCGCTAATAACGAGTCAACAACGAGTATTGCGCTGGGAGAAATAACCCAGATGAGTTTTCCTAAACTCTCTGAGGTTACTTTCACTTCATTCTTTCCTAGAGACACTTTTCGCTCTTATGTCCTGAATAAATCAGGAACACCTGAAACTTATGTTCGACTCCTAAAGAAAATCATGGACGGGAAAGAACCTTGTCGTTTGATTATCTCTGGCGTGGGTATCAATATGCTTGCGACAGTTGAGAGTTTCGAGCAACAAAGAAAAGCTGGTATTCATGAGGATGTTTACTACGACATCACTTTCAAAGAGTACAAGATGGCCAAGGCTCGGTTTGTAAAAATCGAAAAGAAGGTATCAGAAGAGAAGAAAGCTAGTCAGCCTCAGAAAGAACAGGCTCCCTCAACTAAGAAAGAAGTGACTATCGGTGCAAAGGTGCTTGTTAATGGGCAACTTCATAGAGATAGCTACGGAGAAGGGCCTGGTCAAACTGAGTCAAACGCAACTAGACTTGTCAATTATATCAATATGAAAGGGTCGCATCCTTATCACGTTACTATGCTTGATGGCGGTTGGCGTGGTTGGGTTACTGCTGATTCGGTGCAAGTCCTATGATGGAATTTCTGATTCAAGATGTGAATGACGGTAAAGTCTTTGATATCACTGAGTTGGTCGGAGGTGTCAAATGGGAAACCAGTATTGATTTTCAGCCGGGAAAACTTGAGTTTGATATGATCATAGACTCGCAGGTTGCTTGTAACTTTGGGGATGTTATCCGCTTCAAAGTAGATGATAAGGGCATTTTTTACGGAAAAGTTTTCAAGAAAAAGCGGAAATCAGCTAAGAAATGGTCGGTTACTGCTTATGACAGAATGAGATATCTGAAAAACACTGACACAATCGTGTTTGAAGCCTCTAAAAGTCATGAAATCTTCAGTAAGATTTGCGAAATATCAGAACTTGAGTACAAAGTTGTTGACGAGGGAAACTGGACGTGTCCTGAGAAAATCGAAGATAAGAAAACTTATTTCGCGATGATCCAGAACGCCTTGGACTTAACGTTGATTCATGGTGGTATGTGGTACATCATCAGAGATAACTTCGGTACTGTCGAGCATATAGCGTTAAATTCGCTGATTACTGACTTAGTGATTGGTGATGATAGCGTAGCTACAGACTTTGACTATGAAGGCTCTATCGATGACAGTTACAACTATGTGAAGCTGACTAAAGACAACAAGCAGAGTAAGAAGCGTGAAGTTTACGTTGTGAAAGACTCTAAAAATGTGGCTCTTTGGGGCAAGTTGCAGTACCACGAAAAAGTGGATGAAAAGATGAATGAGAGTCAGATTCAACAAAAGGCTGAACTCTTATTGAAAGCTAAGAATCATCCTAAAAAGACTTTTAAAGTTCCTTGCTTAGGACATCTTGGAATTAGTGCAGGGAACAGTGTTGTACTGGATTTTGCTGATTTAGAGTCTGAAGGGATTAAGAAGAACAGTCTTGGCATCATCTCTAAATGTACCCACAAGTGGGACAAGGTGCATACAATGGATTTAGAATTGAGGACGCTGGAATAATGGCAGGAGAGTTATTAGCACGCCTTTTGGCGCAAGGAGTAGATGATGGGACAGACAGGACAGATATTGTTTTTGGCTCTGTCACATCTGTTTCTCCTTTAACAATCAAGGTTAATAATAAACTTGAAATCCCTGAGTCCTTTTTAGTTCTAAGTCCGATGGTTAAAGAACTACGCACTGGAGATACTGAAGGAGACAACAAGAGGTGGATTGTTTTTCGTGATCTTGAAGCAGGAGACAAAGTCTTAATGATTAAAGCCCAGAACGGGCAATTATACTACGTTTTACAAAGGATGGAGTGAAGATGGTAGATATACGAAACATTGAAGAAGTTGTTTTGCCATCCTACACTTATCAAGTGAAAAATGGCAGAATACACGGATATATAGATGGATTAGAGGCCATGAGGCAAGCAGTTGAAAAGATTCTGCTTACAGAACGGTTTGAGTGGGTTATTTACTCTTCGAACTACGGAGTAGAATTAGAGCGCTTGATTGGAAAACCTTATGATTTTGTAAAAGCCGACCTTGAGAGGACAATTTCTCAAGCCTTGTTAGTTGATACAAGAATTAAAAGTGTCCAAAATTTCTTCATCGAGCAGCAAACCAAGGACAGCTTGCTTTGTGTCTTTGAAGTCCATACTATATCCGGTTTATTTAAAGTTGAAAAGGAGGTGACGCTGATTAATGATAGGTGATTTCTTAGAAAAATATACATTTGATTATCTGATGAATGACGCTCTTTCTCGTGTCAATGAAAATATTGATACACGGGAAGGTTCTATCATCTATGACGCATTAGCGCCTGCTTGTTATGAGTTAGCTGGTTTTTATTTGCAGTTAAAAAATCTACTGCTAGATACATTTCCACAGACTGCTATTGGCCAATACCTAGACTACAAGGTTGAAGAGTTCGGTCTACATCGTTATCCGTCAAAAAAAGCGGTACGCTTTGCGGAGTTTAAAAACGAGAGAAAAGAAGGTATACAAATCGCTTTAGGCTCTCGTTTTGCGACTCTTGATGAAGCTGCAATCATCTACAAGGTTGTTCGTGCCACAGATGTAGTAGGCAAGTATGAAGTAGAGTGTGAGACAAGCGGCGTTGTCGGTAACCGCTATTACGGCAATATCTTGCCCTTGGAGAACTACAGAAACCTCGCTACAGCAGTCTTAGGAGAAATTGTTACATCCGGTCAAGATGAAGAAACTGACGATGACTTGCGGAAGCGTTTCTTGATTTACGTCAATGAGAAGCCGTTTGGCGGTAATTTCATTGAGTACGTTCAGCGTGTCCGTGAAATTGACGGAGTTGGTGCAGTTCAGGTTTATCCAGTTTGGAATGGCTCAGGAACGGTTAAAGTAGTTATTTTAGACAACGACTTAAACTTGGCATCTACTGAGACAATTAAGAAGGTGCAAAATGTTCTGGATCCACTTGAATATACTGGAAAAGGAGTTGGACTTGCTCCTATCAATCACCGTGTGACGGTTACGACTGCGACACGCTTCCCGATTGATATTGAGTTTAAACTTGAGTTGATGACAGGATATCAGCTAAATCAAGTAAAAGAACTGGTAGACAAGGCTCTAGACCAGTATTTCTTAGACTTGAGAAAGAACTGGGCGCAATACTCAGATGTCAACACCTATAGCATGAAAATCTATCGCTCGCAGTTAATGGCTAAGCTACTGACTATTAACGGCATCGCAAACGTTGATAAGATGAAATTGAACAATCGTGAAGCTGATCTAGCGCTTGTTTTCACAGGGCAATTACAACAATTGCCGTATAAAGGAACAGTGAGGGTTGTTTAATGGCAAAAGAAGTAAACTTATCTGAATACGTTCCAGATTACTACGAGGGCGTCAAGGATATGAAAGAGCTGGTTAAGGTTGAAAATGCTCTATTTAAAGATGGAACTATCTCGCTAGAGCAGTTTATCAAGAATCAGTTCATTATGCTTTGTGATGTTCCTACGTTGACGAAATTTGAAGAAGTCTACGATATTGTTGCCCACCCAACCGATACGTTGGAGTGGAGGAGAGAGCGTGTTTTGTTGCGTATCAATATGAGACCACCATTTTCATGGTGGTTTTTAATTCGCAAATTGGACGACCTTTTCGGCAAAGGGAAGTACAAGGCTTCAGTAGATTTCGCTAATCAGGTCTTACTGATTGAGTCTGGTGCAGAAACGAGCGGACTTTTCAGAGAGTCTGTTGTTTTTATCAACGCAATCAAACCAGCGAACATGGTATATACGCATATTCCAACAGTAACTGAACGAGTCAAGCTGAAAGAACGGCTATTTAAGACCTCGGTAGACTTTGCTAGAGTTGGTTATGCAGTTGTAGGGGTGACAGCTCTTGAATACGAAGGAGCAGAAGAAGAGGTTATATTTAGTGATTAAAGAAACATTATTTACCTTGATTACTGATACTGTATTAGCTAAAATAAGCAAAGCTAGATTAAATAGCAATCAAGTTGTCTCAATCCAAAAAAGACGGGATAGGCAATTTGTTTTTGTAGAGTTTTTAATACCCGATTCGGTAAGAGAGGTTACGAAAGTGGAGTTGTTAGATGCGTCAGACATTGTTCTATCAGTGATAGAAGTGTACGTTCCGATTGAAACAACGACACGGTTCAAGTATAAATTGGAGGTGCTAACAGATGGTTAAAACTTGGAGATCAAGGGATATCATTGGAGCAGAGGATGCGCAGCGTTGGGAAAACAAAGCTGACGCAACCCATCGTCACAAGGTTGCAGACATTGACGGTCTTGAAGCGATTATTGGCAACCAAACAACAAATAAAGCGAATCAGGCAGACCTTGCTGCTCACACTCAAAACCAAAACAACCCACACAATGTCACTAAGCAACAAGTGGGGCTAGGGAATGTTACGAATGTTGAGCAAGCAAGTAAGTCTGATTTTCAACATCACTTAGACAATCATAATAACCCTCATGGCGTGACCAAGACTCAGGTAGGATTGGGAAACGTGATAAACGTGGAGCAGGCTAGTAAGCAGGAGTTCAACGCTCACACTACTAATCGAAAGAATCCGCATAATGTGACGAAAGAGCAAGTCGGTCTAGCAAATGTGACAAACGTAGAACAAGCCAGCAAGGCCGATTTTGACGCTCACGCAAGAGATACGACTAAACACATTACTCAACAAGAGAGAACCTCTTGGAATAGTAAGGCAGATGGTCGTGCGTTGACTGACCACACAGGGAACCGCAACAACCCTCACGGTGTTACAAAGGCGCAGGTTGGTCTAGGGAATGTAGTAAATGTTGAACAAGCGAGTAAGAGCGAATTTAATTCTCATTCGCAAAATTCGACTATTCACGTATCAAGCGTGGATAAGAACAGATGGAATAATGCTCAACTAACCAAGCTGACAAATGATAATGGCAGTGCTAAGACCGCTATAGGAAACTGGGATAGCTATGTGGAGTCAGGCATGTATACAGGAGCAGGGCTGACGAATTCACCCAAGGGTTCACGTTCTCCGCTCTATGTGACCGTCACGAAAATCGATGGCCAGAACGTTATGCAGCAGGCAGTAGACAACGCAAATACATTTACTGCGGTTAGAACCAAAGTCAATGGTGTTTGGGGAAGCTGGCAGGTGTTGCCCAGGCTGGATATGAAAGTGATTCCGATTCAATTTATACCTGGTATCATGCCTTCAAAATTAGCAACGGAAGAAATGAATAAGATTTATGTTATCGGTAACTGGATTTCGTTCATTGCATTCATTGATAAAGATTCAATTAATAAGTCAAAAACAACTATTGCATCTTATACCAAAAGTTTATTCAAACTACCAAAAGAATATGCTTTTTTAGATAGAAAAAATTATAGTGATGATCATGAGTTCTTTGGAGAGCGATATAACTTTACCTCGCTTGAAAAACATTTTAATAATAAAGTCCGACATGTAGAAGGACGTTATTATCGAGATCAGGAAATCGTGGGGCATTTTAATACTGACTATCAGGGAGAAACCAAAGATTTAATTATCACAGGAAGTTGGTTAAAACCGAAATAAAAGTACGGCGTTTGGATTAAAAAATAAATTATAGAAAGAAGTAAATAACATGGAATTTTTAGTAGAAAACAAACTTTTTCGAGTTGACAAAACAGTAGTAACTATCCGTAAGGAGCAACCTTTCACGTATTATACTCGTGAACTTGATGGAGATCATCAAGGCGACTCTGATGAAAAAATCATTCAAGCAGTCCTAGAGCAAGTCCGTGCAGAACTTGACCCAACAAGCGCAATCGTTCAAGCGCAGACTAAGTTGCAAGAAACTCAAGCTAAACTGCAAGAAAATCAAGCTAAATTGGAGCAGGCTGAACAGAAATTGGCTGAGACAGAGCAGAAAGCAACTCAAACAGAAGCGAAGCAGAATGATCTTGAAGCACTTGCGAACCGCATTAATAAAGTGGTTCGAGTGATGGCTCAAGATTCTATCATGGGCGAAAAAGTATCTTACGGTACGACGTACAAAGAAATGGTTGAACTCTTCCCTCTTGCTGAAGTCGGTAAAGTTTATGAGCCTGGTGCAATCTTTGCAGTTGAAGATCCAAGTCACGTCGAAGTTAATGGAGAAGGTAAACGCATCCTGATCCAAACCAATCAGTCCTTTACTTATCAAGGAGAAACCCTTGCTCAACTTGAAGGAACACCTTACCAGAATGGCGTTCTAGCAACTTGGAAGTTTAATGCACCGAAAGCACCAAATGAGCCTACGACTGTCGCACCAGCAGCTGCAGTTTCTACGACAGCTACCGTAACTCCTACAGCAACAGAACCTTCTGCTACAACAGTTGCACCTAACCAATAATGGAGGTGTTTATGGCAGAATTTGAACGTTTAATTGTCCAAATTTTTCTCTCTCTCATTCCTGTTGTCGGACTTTATTTCTCGATGAAAGACCGAGCGACCAAACAAGAGAATCGTCTCACGGTTTTAGAGAAAGACATCGAGAATCTGCATGAATTCAAGATGTCTGCAAACAAACGACTAGATAACCACGATGAACAAAACAAGGCTATCTTAGTCCTTGCGGAACAAGTTAAGTCGTTAGGTGAAGATGTGAGAGAGTTGAAAACGTTGATTCAGAGTAAAAGCTAAGAAAGGGGCGCAGAATGGGTTGTAACAACCGCAAAGTTAATACAACCAATTTGGCTCGGATTGATGGTGGCGACCTTATTAAGCAAGGGGATTTGTCTTCCACCTTTGGGTTTGAGTTGTTAGACGAGAATTATCGTGTCATGACCTTGTTTGAGGGTCAAGATGCGGTTATTACTCTAACAAAGGGACAACGTAGGTGGAAGACAACTGCTCCCGTCACTAGCCATTCTGTCAATTTCAATTTAGACAGTATTTTACCAAGCGGAAAATATCGAGTGGAAATCTCGGTTGGAGGGTATATCTTCCCAAGCGACAGAGATACTTATATTGAAATTGAAGACTCAGATAAAGAATTGGTTACGGAAGATATCTATAAATTAAAGGAATTAGATATCGTTGAAGAAGTTAAGAAACAGCTTGCAGAACGACATGTAAGCGAAGGTGGGGCATGTCAGGAAATCCCTGACTTGCTTTTTTACTACAATTTAGGAAAGGTTTAATAACATGGACACAACAAAATTAACAGCATTCGCACAAGCGGTCGGAGCAGATGTCAAGGAAGTGAAGCAAAGCGTCAGCACTAAAGTAGAGACTTCGGCAATGACGCAAGCTATTTCTCAGGCAGTCACTCAAGCTAAATCAGAAGTTAAAGCTGAAATTTTGGGCGAGTCAGTGCCTGAAAATCTTGATACATTGAAAGAGATTGCGGAAAAAATCACGAACATGGATCAAGATGCAAACGGCGCACTTCTCGGCAAAGTAACAGAAGTTAGCGGACGTGTAGATGAAATTGCCAATCTTGATTTAGTAGCAACTTATAACCAAGCGAAAGCGTGATTGATATGCATAACCTTGAAAATCTAGCAACGGAAATCGGTAAGGATATCAAGGATATCAAGACACGTTACGCAACTAAAGAAGAACTTCATGAGGCAACTGAGATAGATTATTCTCAGATTGTCACGCATGAAGAACTTGAAGAGAAGCATTATCTGACAGAACATCAATCTCTTGAAGGGTACGCTAAGAAATCGGAATTACCTATTCCGTATGACGATTCTATAATCAAGCAACGATTGACTGTTTTAGAGAGTCGTCCAGATAACAATACACCAACATATCGCATTGCCAAAGGTGATATTTCCGGAGGCGGTGTTGGTGTTAATAGGACAATAACACCAGACGCTATCATGAACCCTGACGGTATTAAAGTCGGAGATATTATTGAAGATTACTGGAGTGGTACTACTGGTACGAACCAAGGTTTTTGGAAAGTGACTGCTGTTAGTGGTACTAGCATTTCTGTCCAAGGAATTGGTGAGAGAATACTGCCTACCAATTACAACGATAGCGAATTAAAACAAAGGATTTTAACGTTAGAGAGTCGTCCAAACTCAGGAAGTGGTGGTCTGGATACTGAAGAAATAGCGACTTATAGCAATACAGTCATCTATATCCCTAACGGGAATATCGTGTACAACAAATCTTTAAAAAAGTTATCTTTCCCAAAATGTAATGTGAAAGTCGGAAAGTCTAATTATTGGTGTGATGCTCAAGAGGTCTCTATTAACGGTAGCGCAGGATTTATCGTGTTTAACAAGGCTCAAAAACGAATTGTCGGGGGCGAGGTTAACACGACCAACGATGTATTGCTTGGTTATTACGACAACAACGCAGGTAATTACTACATCAATACTTTTAGTAAAACGACAAAGACCAAAAAAATTGCTTGTTTGGGTGATTCGATTACTGAAGGTGTTAACGCTGGAGGTTGACAATGGCACCGCTACATTGATAGCTGGTGTAAAAGCAACGGTATTAATAGCATAGTCACGAATTTAGGGATTGGCGGAACCTCTGTCTGTACTTCAAGTTATGTGACAGATAGATTGAAGCCGTTTGTAAACAGACTCGATACAATTCCAGCTGATGCGGACATTGTAGTTATCTTTGGAGGAACGAATGACTGGGGGAATAATGCAACTTTAGGAAGCATTACAGATACAGGGACAAGTTCGTTCTATGGAGCATACAAGTACATTCTTGAATGGCTTGCTGTCAATCGTCCAAATGCGAAAGTGATGACAATGACACCTCTGAAACGATATTTTAGAGGTGGTGGTACGACTTGGGTGAATGCTCAGACAACACCAAATAATAAAGGAAACTTGTTACAAGACTATGTTCGAGCGGTAAAAGAAGTATCTGAAATGTACGCTATCCCTTGTGTTGATCTGCATAATGAGTCAGGTTTAAACCCTGTCTTAGAGAGTGTCAGAAATCGTTTCATTGGAGATGGTCTACATCCTACTGCAGAAGGAAATAAGAAGATGTATCCGGTCATTTTGGACAAGATGCGTCCATTCTTGGAATATGATTAAGGAGGAAAACAATATGATTAACTGGAAACTACGATTACAAAATAAATTCTTTTGGCTAACTGCAATCCCAGCCTTCTTGCTTGTCTTGCAAGCTGGTGCAGCAGTCTTTGGATATCATCTGGATTTGGGTGATATCGGCAACAAGCTGATTCTGCTTGTCAATGCGGTATTCGTGTTCTTGACTGCTATCGGTCTGGTCAATGACCCGACGACTAGCGGAATCACAGACAGCACACGAGCGCTTGAATACAAGAAACCAAGTGAGGAATAGGTATGTCTAAAAAACAGGAAATGATTCAATTCTTCATCGACAAGGCTAACGCTGGCGATGGAGTGGATAATGATGGAGCCTATGGCTTCCAATGTGCTGACGTACCTTGTTACGGGCTTCGTCATTGGTATGGTGTGACCCTTTGGGACAATGCCTACGACTTGCTTGAGTCAGCACGTTCACAAGGCCTGAAAGTCGTGTATGATGTTGACTATCCAAAGGCTGGTTGGTTCTTCGTGAAATCATACGTAGCTGGCGACGGTGTCAACTACGGGCATACAGGTCTTGTCTATGAGGACTCAGACGGATATACCATCAAGACGATTGAGCAGAATATTGATGGCAATTGGGACTACCTTGAAGTAGGTGGCCCTTGTCGCTACAATGAGCGCTCTGTAAGTGAAATCGTTGGTTATATCGTGCCACCTGAAGAAGTCGAAATCGGCTGGCAACAGAACCAGTACGGTTGGTGGTGGGTTCGTGAAGACGGCTCATACCCAACTAACAAATGGGAGAAAATCAATGATGTTTGGTACTATTTCGATGATAAAGGCTTCATGAAGCGTAGTACCTGGTTGAACTACAAGGACGCTTGGTACTGGTTCACAGACTCAGGGTCTATGGCTACTGGCTGGGCTCGTATCAACAACGCTTGGTATTACTTCGATGAAGAAGGTAAGATGGTCACTGGCTGGATTAAGCATAAGCAGACATGGTACTACCTCGACCGTAAGAACGGAAACATGGTATCAAACGCCTTTATTCAGTCAGCCGACAAGACAGGCTGGTACTACCTCAAACCAGATGGAACACTGGCAGACAAGCCAGAGTTCACAGTTGAGCCAGAAGGCTTGATTACAACTAAATAATTTAAAAAATAAAATGAAAGGAAAACTTTTCTAAAATGTATTTCTACCCCACAGGACTCGTTCTTGTGGGGATTTTTTCGTTAAAAAGAGCAAGAAACATTGACTTTTTTAAAGAAAGATGTCATAATCAAGTTAATTCAAAAAAATATTATGGAGCGAGTAGGAGGAATTTGGTATGTTAAAAAATACAAAACAACCTCAATACTTTAAGTCTTTTTTACTTGGTATGACAGCAATTGTATTGCCTGTTTTTAGCTTTAACCAGAGCATTTCAAAAGTAAAAGCTGATACAGTCCCAGACTGGAAGAAAGTCAAAAGTGATTACAAGAAATCAACGATGGGCATTCAGAAAGAGGTAATGAAATTTGGATACCGAGAATAAAGATTTGATTGAAGTCAATAATATTGTTGATGAAGTCGAGCGCTTACCACATGAACAGCGTCAAGTAGTTCTGCAGAAGTTGGAAATCTATCAAGGTGATCTACCACATCCAGATATCCTCAAAGGGTATCAAGAGCTATATCCTGATGCTGCACAAAAGATTATTGATAATGGTATTGCAGAAAGCCAACATCGTAGAGAGATGGAAGATAAATACTTATCAGGGAATATCTCTTCTCATAAATTGGGACAGTTATTCGGCTTTTTAATCGCCCTCGTTGTTATTATCGGTGGAATTTACTTAATAGCGACAGATAAACAAGTTGCAGGTAGTGTTTTAACTGGAACTACTGCACTAGGGCTAATTGGTTTGTTTACAGGGAATAATCAAAATAAAAACAAAGACAAAGAATAGGTCTTTCACCGCAGGCTCAGGCTTGCGGTTTTTTTGTTTGACAAAATTCAAAAAATGTGCAAAAATAAGTAGAATTGAAAACAGGAAAAATCTACCTCCTTTCGATTCGCCCAGCCTTTTCTTGAGGCAATGAGGGGGCGGAGAGACGCGCTCGTCAACAGAAGTATCTCATTGGAAATGTTGCTCACTTTTTAGTGAGCTTTTTATCTAAGGAATAGGAATGAAAAGTAAGAAGTTAAAATTAGGTCAAATTGATTTAGAAATGTGCAAGGATTACGACCTTATTCAAGCGATGGATTATGACTTTAAGACAAAGGAAGTAATGAATAAAGGAAGGGGATTTGCGGTAACTGTTGTCAAAATACAGGGGCTAACTTTCTTGATTCCATTTAGAAGTTACATTCCTAAAAAGTACCAGTTGAAGTATAAGCTTAGAAATTCGGCAAAAGAAGGATATGTTGAAGGATTAGATATTGGTAAAACATTGATTTTAGAAGATGAAAGTTATTTGTTGAATACAACTTTCCGCCTTCGGAAAATCGAAGATTATTATAAAGTAATGGACAATGATAGAGCTATTATTAATAAGTTGGTAAAAGCTATTATAGACTATAATCACGCTTTGGAAGCAAATGATAGAAATAAACTTGAAGATCCTAAACGTTTTAAATTCTCAACATTTCAGAATTATTCTACTAGATTAAAAGTAATTACAGAAAAAGACTATTTAGAATAGATGATGTTTCCGCAGGTCGTTTGGCTTGCGATTTTCTATTTTGCAAAAACACGCATTTTGAACGATTAGAAATAGAAATCACAATCCTATTGTTCAAAAAAACGTTTTCTTGAAGAATAGGAAGAGGAAATCGTGGTGTATTATTGTCAAAAATGCCATTTTGTTAATAATGCCTTCTTTTTCTTTTTTTGATTATTGTCAAAAACGGTGTTTTGTTAATAATAATATTTTTGATGAAGATTTTTTGAAATTTAAATAGGAATTTGTGGTATAATGCAAGTAGATTTTAATACAGGATTGAGCCGTGATTTACGCCATTTTTTGGGAAAACATGACTTAAAACAGACCCTAAAGTCACTATGAGTTGATTTAACAATCTTTCTAAGACTCCCACCGGCTCCATTGATAATTTACATTGTTTTGTAAATCTTTCTAAAACGTTGTTTTTACAACGTTTTTTATTTTATTCTTTGGTATTCTTTTGCAAAAAAAGAATACAACATTTTGTTGTATCCTAAATATT